ATCATCAAATCTAGTTTGATGGATCCTGAAATGGAAGAATTGCCAACAGACCTTATGCGTGGTCTTGACTTCAACGTTAAGAAAACAAGTAAAGGTGGTTACGCAGATTATTCTACAAGTAACTGGGCACGTAAAGAATCACCGTTGACAGAAGCAGAACAAGCCGCTATTGAAGCACATGGTTTGTTTAACTTAGCTGACTTCTTGCCTAAGAAGCCAACTGACGCAGAGTTGCGAGTTATCAAAGAAATGTTTGAGGCATCAGTTGATGGTCAACCTTTTGATAATGAGCGTTGGGGTAGTTACTATCGTCCATATGGATTAGAAGCACCTGCAGGAGCGACCGCGGCACAAACAACAGCTACTACTGAAACTAGAGCACCCGCAACTGCACCCGTAGCAGAAACTTCAGCTCCATGGGAAGATGAACCTGTAGCAACAACTGCACCTGTTAGTGTACCGGCAGCTGGTACATCAAGTGACAAAGCACAAGACATTCTAGCAATGATTCGTGCTAGACAAACAAAGTCTTAATAGGTGATGGGGCTTCTGCCCCTTCCTAAGGAGAACTCCATGACACTACCAGACGAACGATACCGTGCCCTAAAGCAGGGCAAGAAGTTGTTGGAAGAGTTGTGCGATCCTGGCAAGACACCTAGAGTGCCTAGTCTTATAAGAGATAAAGCAAGGACCGCATTACGACACTTCCCCACTGATTGGGATATCGATATGATGACAGATAAATGTCCAGATATGCTTGACAAACAACCGTTTAGCGTATATACTAACGGCATACACAAACAATAAGGAATAATATGGCTAAGAAATTAAACAAACTAGCAAAAGTAAATGAATCATTTACTATCAATCGTTATGACAACGGCTTTATGATTGAAGTGGGTGGAAGAGACAAAGAGAACGATTGGAAAAACTGTAAGGTTATGTGCAGTACAGAAGCAGAACTCCTTGAAGTAATCAAAGAAGCACTATCAATGGAAGTGGATAGTTAAATGGCAAAACCTTTTGACATTAGTAAGTTCCGCAAGGACATTACAAAAAGTATTGAAGGTCTATCAATAGGATTTAACGATCCTACTGATTGGATCTCGACAGGAAATTATGCTCTCAACTATCTCATTAGCGGTGATTTTAATAAAGGCGTTCCTCTTGGTAAAGTTACTGTCTTTGCCGGAGAGTCAGGCGCAGGAAAATCGTTCATCTGCTCAGGAAACCTCGTCAGACACGCACAAGAACAAGGAATCTTTGTAGTCTTAGTTGACTCCGAAAATGCCCTTGACGAAGCATGGCTACACGCACTTGGTGTAGATACTGCTGATAATAAACTATTAAAACTAAACATGGCAATGATTGACGAGGTAGGAAAAACTATTTCTATGTTCGTTAAAGATTACAAAGCACTACCGGAGGCAGAACGTCCTAAGGTATTGTTCGTGGTTGACTCATTAGGTATGTTGTTGACACCAACTGACGTTAATCAGTTTGAAGCAGGTGATATGAAAGGTGACATGGGTCGTAAGCCCAAAGCACTAACCGCACTTGTTCGTAACTGTGTTAATATGTTTGGTTCATTGGGTATTGGCTTAGTCGCTACTAATCATACATATGCTAGTCAAGATATGTTTGATCCAGATGATAAAATCTCAGGCGGTCAAGGTTTCGTTTACGCATCAAGTATTGTTGTTGCTATGAAGAAACTGAAACTTAAAGAAGATGAAGATGGTAATAAGATTAGTGATGTGCGAGGTATTCGTGCGGCATGTAAGATTATGAAAACTCGCTATGCGAAACCATTTGAATCAGTACAAGTTAAGATTCCTTATGAAACAGGTATGAGCCCTTACTCAGGTCTATTAGATATGATTGAGAAGGCTGAACTTGTTAAGAAAGAAGGTAACAGTTTAGTTTATACAACACTTGATGGTGAAATCATTAAGAAGTTTCGCAAAGCATGGGAAGCAAATACAGATGGATGCTTAGACAAAGTTATGACTGAGTATTCACAAAAATCAACAACAAAGATAAGTAATGTATCATCGGAGGAGGATGTTACAGAATGAAACTAGATTTTGTTGCAGAAGTATGGGATGCACTACGAACACACATTGATTTCAATGACCGTAGTGATGCCGCAGACACATTAATCAATCTATTGATTGACAACAACTATGAGACTGACGATATCAAAGATGCGTTTAAAGGTGACAAGGAAGTGCTTAAGGCACTGAAAGGTTATGCTGAACAACATGATACTGAAGAATACGAAGAATATGACGAAGACGAAGACCAAGAAGAATGGGATTAAATGTCAAATTGGTACACAAGGGTATCACAAAATTTAGCTGTGATACCCGATTTCATCTCTCATTATGAGAATGAACTTTTATCAGCTAAACAAGAGGTAAAGGTATACGGTAATGTTGAAAAAAACATTGCCGCTATTCCCGGAGTTACCGAACATCGTTTCAATCAACTACAAGAGATAGAAGCAGTATTAAACTATCTCAACATTAAGTTACGGCAAATTCGCCGAAAACATTTTCAAAAGTATTTAGAAGCGTATAATAGAGCTTTAACAAGTCGTGACGCTGAAAAGTATGTTGATGGTGAGGATGAAGTTGTAGACTTTGAAACACTTATCAATGAAGTGGCTTTGTTAAGAAACAAGTGGTTGGGCATTATGAAGGGACTTGAAGCTAAACAATGGCAGATGGGTCACATTGTAAGATTACGCACAGCCGGTATGGAAGATATCACAATAGGATAAACATGTCAAATAATAGTCCCTGGATAATCAATGGTTCAGGTATCAGTGCTCAGAGTGCAAGCTTGAATACTATTTCACTAAGTAATATATCTGGTTATAATAATAGTATCAGTCTAGGTGATTTAGAATTTGCATTCAATGATAACGTCAAAAAATATGAAGTCTATGAAATCAGTCAAGACCTTCTTGCACTAAGTGTATGTTGGGCACGATATCGCAAAGTTAAAGATGAACATGGTCTACGTCCTGTTATTACTAAATTATTAGATAGTGATTTATTCCGTCTAGTTAGTGAAGATGACATTGCACAAGCTAATATTATCCGTGATTACTACAGTAAGAAAATCATGGTTTGGAAACTTAAGAATATCAAGTTAACACCGTTCCGTGAAGATATGAATACGTTTATACATGGTGATGGTAAAATGTTTAAAGAAAATATGCTACCATTAGTATATCGTTTACCTGAGTTTTATGAATATGATATTGAGTTTGAAAAAATGTCATTTGAATATAATAAAGAAGTTAAGAGACAGGACACAAACTTTCAATCTGATAAAAAGAAGTTGAAGTTTGTAAAAAAACTAGTAGTGAATAACAAACGGATTAAATGCAAAGAGTATTGGTTTAGTGACGCATACAATAATCTTGTTTCTTTGAGTTTTGAGACACATAATCCATTACTGTCATTATTTGATATGACCATTGATAATACAGATATCACGATTATCGGCACATATCGTAAAAAATCACGTGACGGATCAGAATATTTAAAAGTTGACAACAAGTTTAGTTTTGTCTAAATATGATTAATGGATCAATATCAATTAATCTCACGATGGATACAGGGTCATATACCCGGTAAAATACTGCCTTGGCAGATAGATTTAGACACAACTAACATCTGCAATCAAGCTTGCTATTACTGTAACACCGAGCAATTTAGAACAGAATTGCCGGTGTACCAGCCTATAGAAATGTATAGTAAGTTAATAGATAGATTGCATAACTGGAGAAAACATGATCCTGATGTTATTGGCACACTAAGCAATATTATCTTTAGTGGCGGAGGAGAACCTACATTGCTTCCGGGATATGAAGATTTATTAGAAGATGTGATTGATAAAGGTTATGTAGCAGCCATGAACACAAATGGTACTAAGTTACATAAGATATTAACAATAAGTGATGATAAGTTAAAACGTATGGCTTATTTAGGATTAGACATTGATAGCGGTAATCCAGAAACATATGAGTTGATACGCAAAAGTAAAATGTCAACTAGTCCTTTTGATAGAGTTAAAGAAACTGCAAAAGAGTTAGGTTCTAGAGGCATTCCATTAGATATCAAAGCTTTATTAATGCCCGAAAATACAAGTCAAATAGAAATCAATAGTATATTTGAATATGCAAGAGATGTTAAAGCTAGGTCGGTACACTTGAGACCAGTCGTGTTGAATGGTAACAGTTTCATTATGAATAGTGAAGTTGCCGCAAGGATAAAAACTGCAAGTGAATTTTATGGAGTAAAGTCGGATATATCATTGGGTAGATACGATGAACGACAATATAAGCGTTGCCATCAGATGTTTTTATTC